CAATTGAATGTTTTCAATAGCGTCCTCCTTTTGCGAGCTTTTTCATTACGTAAAGACTTATTTCAGTTGGTAGCTCTTGAACCAACTGTATAAGTATATCAAAATCTTTCTCATCTAAGGGTCCCTTTCGAGTATTACAAGATTTGCATATTAGTTGCAGATTCTTGTTAGATGATGCTCCCTTTTTAGCAAGTGGGATAATATGGTCACAAGCTATAGTTCTAAATGTCAATTCCTTATTACAATAAGTACAACCTTTACCATATTCTTTATAGAACTTTCTTCTTATCTGATCCCGAGTAATTGTGAATTTAACATCATTCTCTTCACTACGTCTTTTTAAACTACTATATAACGTACTCATTTTAGCTGATAACTTACGATATGCTTTTTCCCAATACGTTTTATGCACGGGAAAAAGCACATCTTTAAACTGAGCTTTAGAAAGTTTTCTTGCCATAACTAATTTTTAACATTCTAAGCCTCTTGTGAGCAGCTCCGTCTTTCTGTATCTTGCCTCTATCAAGCATCCATTCATAGAACTCTATTCGTGTTCTATCTGACATATACTTATTAGGCCCAGATGCTCTGTCATTCCAATCTGCTGAGGTAATTAAGGTACTGGTTCTATAAATCATCGTTTATACCCCTTTTATTTAATTCTTCGCATATAGCCTCTGCTATGAATTGTTTTCCTGCTACTCTATGGCTATCTAACACTCTTAATATAGTATCAAATAAGCCAACTTGGCTACTTGTTTGGTTTGGTGTTGGTGTCTTGAATATTACTTCCATTCTTGCCTCCTTTGCAACTTAGACACTTTTTCTTTGGTAATCCGAAAGATGGAAAATTATCATAATGCTCTAGACCGCTATAGACGCGACCACCTTGAGCATTCATTTTATCTAATTCCCATACTCTTTCACATATCTTACAATAATGTAAGACATTGAATATTGATTGTTTTCTTTTTTGAAATTTATGTTTTGTTGATACCTGAGATGGTAGTGTATTAAATAACCATTCCCATCCTTCTAAATAATTAGGATTTTTTATAGGTTTTTTCTTCTCAACTTTAGGTCTGCCTTTTGACCTTGGTTCCATTTTATTAAATGCCATTTTTCCTCCTTAATGTAATAGGGATAGCCGAACTTGCGAGACTACCCCCATTACTTTCCCCTACTATGCTAAGTAATACTCAGCATAAGAATTTCCAGTATGACTTTTTATGCGATTTGTTTTGATATATTGCTCTCCGTGTTGTTTCCTTAAAATATGGATGACGGATGCTAATCTAAAACAGCCACATCTGTTTAAAGCCATTTGTGGGTTAACTTTAACCCCTTCTTTCAATAAGTCGTGTATTATTACGACTTGGCTAGTTGCACGTCTTGACATATATTCCTCTCTGCTAATACTAAATGTAAGTGTATTCCAAACTTCCATATTGTAATCGATAAATCAAGTGCTTTACTCTCATAGGTCTCATTTTGGTAATTCATATGGTTAGTTGTTAAATACATTACCGCTACTTGAAAGAATTGAAATAAAGTTATAGCAACTCCTTCTGGCATAAAGAATATATCAAAGAATCTACCCATTATGACCTCCTTACTCTTTTTACTTTTGTTAATGTAAGTCCGGGTATCTTTGCCCCGGTTTTCAGAACCTCTTTGGCTTTCTTTTTATCTATTGATTCTACCATAGTAACCCTCTTAAAATCATCAGGTACTGCAGCTTCTTCTAATACTAAGGTTGGCCCCCAAGTCTCATATAGCTTATATCTAGCTGTATCTGTTTCATATACTCCATCATCATCTCCAAGTTCTTCTACTATCATAGGTATCAGTGATCCGTTAAAGTAGTCCTTTAAGTTCTGAACGGCTTTTCTTCTTACTTTTAGTCGTTGTTCTTCATTCTTTAGAGCTTCTATTTCTGCGTCAATAAGGTGTTCTCTTCTACTCAGTTCTACCATAAAATGGTCAATGCCATCAACCTTCTTCTTAATCTGCTTTTGAATACTATCCATCTGAGGAAGTAGTGTTTCTAAATCAGGATCAGGTGAATCTACTGCTATTTCAATATCAATATATTCTCCTAATAGTTCTTTAGCGGTCTTCTTTACTTTCATAATTATCGCTCTCCTTTTCTAAGATGTACTCACATTGGCGTTTTAATGAACGCTTTTCTGCTTGAGCCATCGTAATTAACCGAAGTTTAACTTTAGGTTTCACTTCGACTTTGATGATGTGTGTTCTCATCTGAAACTCCTTTTACTGGAAGTCTGAATGATGGTTTCCATTCAAGCTCGACATCAAATAAATCTCCATCCGAGTTCTTAAATAAGGAAACTGTTTTGTCAGCTTCATTTTGTTTACCGTTAATACCAATTACTTTTCTTGATGCATTTTCTATTGCACCACTGCCTTTACCAGCATAGATATCAAGTATTTCATTCCTACTATACTCTCTTGAAACTTGAGATATTTGTATAATAATGATGTCGCTATTAACAGCTAAGTTTGATAAGAAATGACTTATATATCTTATTTGTTCATACTCTCCACCGCGTATATGCTTTGGAGTTTCTAACAAATCAATATAGTCAATAACTACAACATTTGGTTGTAAGTTTTTAATCTGTTTCTGTATTGTTTCTACATTAGCAGATACAGTTTGAATATTGATATGTCCTAAGTTATCTCCGAATGTTGTTCCAACATACGAGTGATTTCTAGTGACTTGTTCTTTATCCATACCACTTACTATCTGTAAGTTTCTTCTATGCATATACCAACCACTTAATTCTAAAGATAAGAATAAGGTAGGCTGTTGCCATTCTTTCCTTATTATATCTTCTTTAAAATCATAGCCTAATACTATATTCTGAGCTAAAGTAGTTTTATTGCTACCAGTAGGCCCAAATATAGTTACTAGTTCTCCGGGGTATATCGCACAGTCTTTATCTTGCAGACCAAACATTCTTGCTAAATCAATCATTCTACCAGAATAATCAGTTTCTATTCTTTCTGATAAATCCTTTTGCAGTTCTTCTCGATTCTTAACATCTATTGAATAGTCTTTATTTTTATAATAAACACATCTTGGTTCACAAACAGGCACAAGTATTTCATCTTCACATCCATACTTATATCCATAATTATATGTTGCTTCGACCTTGTCTATAATTATCTGTGGATTAAGTTGATTGTCATTCCAATGTAATAGTGCTGCTTTAGTTGCCTCGCTTGTTATCCCATTTCTACGAAAATGACCAGCTAATCGTAAAATAGTATTGTTTCTTGTTCCAGATACAGGGCCTCTTTTATAAAGAGTCTGCATACAAGGCACAATATTACGAGGCTCTAATACGCTTTTCATTTCTCTAACTTTTGGTACATCTCTTTTAATAAGAGATGATAGAGTTTCCTCTCCCCATAAGTCAGCTATCCCGAGGTCTAATCTTCTAGAAGATGCTAGTTTTACAATAGTATCTGGTGTACTACCCATTAGCTCTTCTCTAGTTAGGGGAACTTTAAATAATTCTGATTTTATATTTAAAGTATGTGGTAATCGTATTAGTGCTGTCCTAATGTAAACACTAGGGTCAATATCATCAAATGATGAGGTCATAGTTTGTTTAACTATAAATGGTAAATCAGGTGAGGCCTCAAAGCCGAAACAACCCCCACTTAACGTAATGTGGTAGCCTGTACCAGAATAATAGCATTGAAAGTTGCCCTCTTTTAAACCTAACTCATCAGTAAGGTGAAATAAGACAGCTTGTGCTCTTTTCAGGGTGTATTCGTCTGTGTTTTGTCCTTTATCGATATCGATTGGTATTTCATCTATATATCTTGTTCCTAAGTAATTCTTTAATGTTCCACTCTTCTTAGTGAAGATTAAAGCCTCATCGTCATATAAGTATACACTTCTATAGACTGCCTGATTTTTACCATATTCATAAACTATATCCCATAGCTCATCTATTGGTACGAGAGTCCCTCTTTTGGAAGGACTCCCGATTGCAATTTCTACAAACATTAGAACTGTGTAGGTTCTCCTGCATTTGCAGTTGGTACACCATTAGCGGGTACCTCTCCATCAAACTCTTTGATGAGGTTCTTGCTTTTTAGAAAGTTAATAAACCCTTCTAATTCAGCTTTGCCTTTCTCTGTGTTTGGTACTAGTCTCGGATATACTTCTGTATAAGATTTACCATCCTTTGCAGGCGGTTTCTTATATACATAAGCATAATAATCGAAACTTGGTTTAAGTGGATTGGACGCGTGATTATTAGATAAGAAACTAGCGACATCGTCAATTTCTTCTCCATTTTCATCTACCCAATTCCCTTCTTTATCAGGGCCACCTTGCCAACCGATAGCATCGGCTAGATGATAGACTCTCTTTAATAAAGAACAGGATTTAATATTGCCATTTGCCTCTTTATCATATGAACCAGCAACTTGCATTCTCACAGGATATTGTGAACTCTCAATTTGCAATGTCAATTCTAAATAGACATCTGACCAATCCCAATTATCAGATTTATCTTGATAATCCATAATTGCAACTGGTACGAAACCTAAGAATTTGCCACCCCCGTCAAAGGTGTTTAGGTCTTCGGGACGGAAACGAGTATTAGCCATTCGACTTCTCCCTTTTATAGTTTAAGATTTCTTTGCTCACTGCTTGATAATCGAATGGAAGGACTTTTTGTGCTAATGGAGCTAAACGAGAGCCAATGACTCTTTCATCGTAAGCCTCAAAAGATACATTAAATTGTCCATCTTCTTTCTCCGCAGTAACATATCCAATGACATCTGCTTTAGCGGCTAAGGCATACCCTAACCCACGAGGTAATTCTGGGCCAAGCTGAGCTTTCCCATCTGTTACAACAGTTGACTTTGAATGCGAAACCAGTACAAGGTTTCCACCTTTCTTTTTAATAAATGCTTGAAATCTCTTAATGATGTCAACGTTCTTCCTTCTGGCTTTACCCCAGTCGGCTCCCCATTGACCTTCACCCATAGCAGTTATTCCAAGTTCTTTTATTACGGCATCCTCTACCCACTCATTTACTTGACCTATAGTATCAATAACTATAGTATCATAAGGTAAAGTATCCCATTCTGTGCTTAGCCAGTTGTAAACTTCAATAAGAGAATATGAATCTATGGGTTTTCCCTTATTTTTACCTGACCTTTCGACGAATCCTCTTTCATTAGGAGGAATTACCTCAATTTGAGGTTGTCCTTTTTTAACTACTTGCTTACCCTCGTGTTGCACAGGACGAGTTGGAGCATTAAGTGAGCTTACTGTAACGGAATTGACGCCATCTACGAAATCAGCACCTAAATCGGTGTCTAATAAGATGACGCCATCGCTTCCTAGTTCACTCCACTTACTACAAGCTGTAGTTTTGCCTGTTTTAGGCTGACCGATGAACAGATACGTTAGACCCGAGGGCATTGCCTTCCAGTCCGTCGATATCTTTCTCACGGTTATTTGTGGATGTTGCATTTACATCTCCTTCTATTTTTGGTACTATTAGTTTCCCAAAACTATGTTGAATTGGTGTCAGACTCGCCCAAATATAGTCATAATATGCAAGATTACCTATTATATTATAAACTTGAGCTATGCCTAGCGATGCTATATGCTGGGTTGTAAATACAGTATGTTTCATTGAACAAGGTTCTGGTTCTATTGCACCATCTGGTATCCAAGTTTCCATATAATTATCATTATCTGGTGTAACTGTTACCATTTCCATACTTGTTGCACCCATACGTAAGTCAATAAAGAAATGACCTTTCTTTTCCCAGTCTCTTTTCCAACATTCATATGCCATCTTTCTTGATGCCATACTATCTGTACAAATAATGACTCTACTACCAATGAACTTTTCAAAGTTGAAATGTCCTGCTGGATAGAAATTTTGCCAATCTTCTGAGTGTCTTGCGTGCAGCTTGTTTGCAGCCATCTTCTTTGGCATATCTACATCATCAAATGTATAAGCTGTTGAACTCAAATTATGACATAATACGTCATCACTATCGTATCCAGATATATCACGCCAGCCCATAATAGCTAACGCCTGTAATACAAATGAACCTATCCCTCCCAGTCCTATAACATCAATACTTGTTAAACTTTTAAGGGGAATAAGGTCTTTATTTCTGAGAAACCTAGTCTCGTAGTTGTTCATAAAGAACTCCTTTCAGTTAATTAATTATTAGGCTTGCCTAACATACTTAAATCCTAAAACAATATGTTTAATTGTTATTATTATTTAACTATTTTACGTGTCGAAAGACAAGCCTAAAATAAAGGACTCGGCATTCCTTGAGGATGACTTACTCATCAATCCAAGGTGACGTTAATTCGTTGACGCCAGTTAGTATTTGTTTTAGTTTTGCCAACCATACACTTACCAACTGCCACATACCATTGTTATGCATCAACCGAGTCCTAAGTACTCTAGTATTATTACTTTTGAAGGAGGCTAATACTAGAGTGACCTTGCATCATATCTGATCATAATATCCCGAGGCGAAAAGATAAGGGTCCACATTAGGACACTTCTCTCTCATAGCAGAAGTAAATTGTACCTCTGTTATTTCCATTTCTAATAATTTATCGTATATCTGCGTTGCAAGCATCAATTCAGTCTCTTGAACTAGCGGTATGCTAGCTTCTATAGACGTATTACTGATGGATTCTGATTTTTTTTTATCAGTTTCCTTGTCACTCGCTGCCTCTTTACTTGCCCATATATTACCTTGTCCGTAATAACGACCATAACCATTTATATTATAGTTATTTGTATAAGTAGGCTTAGCTTCTTTCTCAATCTTATCGGCTTCAGACTTCCAGCCTTTACCAATGATTGTAACCACCTTTGATTCTACCTCTCCTTCAATGAAGTTAGGCAGACCATATTGGTCACGATAAGATACGCCTGTTGCATACTTATCCTTATTATGAGCTACTAC